ATGAAAACCTTTTTTAAACTAATGACTATTTTATCTGTTTTTGCATTCAGCACGCTACCGGCTACGGCGCATGTTGATAATCAAACAGCGAATACAGAAGAAGCCAGTAATGATAAAGACACTCATCAAGAAGCTAGCAAAACGCAAGCATCTAATTCACAATATCAGCCTGCAGATGAAATTAATATAGCGCCATGAGCACACATGATGTTATCATAGAAATCATAGTGTTAGATAAAAAATAACCTTTCTTAAATTTTTTAGGATAAAATTATGAAAGCATTATTTAATTTATTTATCGTTATTGCAATTTTAACATTTAATAATCATTCGCTAGCTGGTACAAATTCCGAAGCAACAGGAGCACATCCAGTCAGTACCGGGAGCCCAACAACCCCGCTTTGCTGGATAAATAATAATGGTGATCTCTGTTATTATCTCGCAACAGGCGCTACCCATTGCGAACCCGCACCTAATAAAGAAGCATGCCAGCACAAATGAAATAGTTTATATTTTAAATAGATTGTTAAATGAGATATCAATAAACCTACTTAATTGTAGGTTTATTTTTGGTTACAAAATTATCTATAGCTGTTCATAAGCAAAAAATAATTTTTAGATAATGTATTTGTTTTTATCAATAAACCTCTTTGTTTTTTTCTAACTGCCAAAAAAGGTCCTGAGGTTCAATTCACAGCTTAATATAGCGATAATTTTCTTCAGCGTCAGACACCTGTTTAGCAGTTCTTGCGTTATCCGTGCTAAGGGTGATGCCAATAATACTATCGGACTTTGCACACACCGCTTTGATGAGCAACTGCTTTATGCCATTTTGCAAATCGTCAATCAACTTGGCTTTCATATAATTAAGTTGCGAGTTCCGTTGCGTATCAAGTTGAAGCTGTAATTTTACTTCTTTTAAATAACTGTTTTTGAGTTCTGTCTGCTTATTAATTGATCCCTGATCTATTATAGTTAATCCTTAAATTAGACATAATGGTTATATAAAATCATGATCAGGAAAGCGAAAAGATAAGTTATCGCCCGGAAGTGTGTTTCAGCCATGGGCATATTCAACCCTTCAGGCGTGTGTCCATGTTTAAATGTGAAAAGTTAAAGTTACTGATTAATATTTAAGTTAAGATTTCAACTCAGCGTAATATAAATTAATTGGAGTAATAGCTGATTAATGTCAAAAAAAATAATAGCAAAAATATTTTTTTAAGTAAAAGTTGCCGCACTTGAAAATATTGTTCTCAGCATTTTTGTTATTCCTAGATGGAACACAAAAAATACAGCCATTTAAAGTGATTAGACATCTTAATAAGGCACCTAAAATTGCTATAAAAAAATTATCGAGATGGTAAATTATCCTACTTAATATATTGAGTGAAAGAACGAACGGGATAGTTTCCTTACACGGGGTAAAGTTAAAGTATTTTGAATAATTGCTTTTAATAACATAGCACACAAGTATTCCTTCTCAATGCGCAGTCTTACCAGATCACAAACCCTCTTTTCTTATTCTTTAATATGTTTCCCATTCAAATAATATAAAACATTCATTTAGTTTTATAATTGTTAAAATCCAATATGCAAATAATTATTTTTTTCATATAAAATTTAACATTTAAAATCACAAACTCATTCTTCTCAGTTATCAAACCAAGGGGATATTCATTATGCATAAAATTAATCCTGCCTGCCATTATCCTGCTACTATCTTAAATGATAATGCAGCTATAAAAACTAATATTGATGAGATGTTAGCTAAACAATATTCAGACTTAAATATGCAATCTATCAACCCATCACTAATGAGAGTTGAACATGATAAACTGGCAACAAATAACGAACGATTACATGCAGCTGCCGAAATAAAATCTCTATTTATTCCTGGTGCCGGAAGATATGACCCTGATAAAGCCCTAAATCAAAAGCAGCAAAAAAATGCGAACAGGCTCTATCCAATATCATGGAGTTTGCCTATGACAAAAGTTCAACATTCAGACGATTATTCAATTATGGTTATGACCAAATCCTCCATGAAGGTGGATGGATATTAGCCGCAGATGAGGAGTTTGGTACTACTATCACAGCCGAACAGATAGCCGCTGCTGATGGTAAAAAAATTATTTCCTTAAATATGGATCCTCTCGAAAAGCCAGATCCTTATGATACATACCAAATAGAAGATGGCAGTCGCGTGCCTTTTAGCTTGCTTCGTTCATTTATGCATGAAATTGTGCATGCTTTAACAATGCTGCCTGATAAAGATAATGAACATGACAGAGGGCCTATTGTTGAATACACAAATATCATACTTAAAGAAATGGGTGATAACCAACCAGCAAGATTTAAGTATTGATGGACGCTAGTTATCATGATAAATACCTCTTTACAATAAAGACATCTGCGTTACTAATCTTCATAAAATAACGACATGCATACCAAAGTATGCAGAATAAAAATATTAATATCAGCTAAATGTCTCACTTATCCAACCGTGAGACTTTAAACCACCTATCTGTTTCTATTGCATTAAGTAGTCATTAATTAACATGCTATTTTTTAATAATGGCTGCACGCGATATCATCGTTGACCATTAAAAAACTAAATGGCAGTGGGCAAATAAATGATTTTAATATATGGCGGCGGCTAAAATATAGGCGTTACTTGAGCTTTGTTGCCTAAATATAAAAATGACCCTGCTTGTGTTTCTGGATTAATGCCACCAGCAGCAACCTGACTGTAACCATCGCCAAATTCGACTTTTTGATCCGATGTGAAAATTCTCCCGCCGGTTGATGTTGAATTTGTGTTTGCCATTTAAATTGTTCAATCGCGCCATATCAGTACCTGTAAAAGAAAAACCCGCACGAGGCGGGTTTTAGCAAAATTATTTAATTTCAAACAACAGCTTATTTTTTTGAATGAATCTTTATCATTCTATCGGTGATTTTTATCCCGAGCCATGCCTATTTTATCTGCGCGGCTGAAAAATAGTCTAGTTTCTCAAAACATTTCTTTAAACCAGGAAAACCAACAAAAAAACAGATAAAACAATTAAATAACAAAATCTTAGTTCATCGCGTTATATGACCCGTAGCTGACTTGTGAGCTATTGATTTTTTCGTTTTAGCACTTGCTATTACCCATATCACAATTTCTTCTATCACCTAGTAGGCTATAATGTAGTCCGATAAACGTAGTTTTATTTTAAAGCATCCTGCTAATTCACCATGCAATCTTGCTGATTCGATATAGAGATTATCTTGTAAATTTTTAACTTCTTTTAAACTGCTCACGAATATTTTTATCCAGCTTTTACCCTTTTTTTTAATGCGCGTTGATTGAATTCTATACTAAATTTCATCAAGGTTTAGCCGGACGCGTTTAGCTGGGTTCTTTAGTCGTTCACGTATAATTTCTAGAATGTCATTGTCTTCAACGCTGTTCTAACGGAGTTAAACAGCCACGCCAAACAATTTATCAATAATATTATTACTTTAACTGACAAACACAAACAATTTTTATTTTTTTAACATTTTGTTTTCAATATAATTAATTTTTTAAACGTAAATATAGGATCCCTAATGCCAGCAATAACTCACTCTCCTTACTCTACGACATGGATGACATCAATATTAGATTTTTCCCAGAATGATAAAAAAAAATCTCGAAAATATCTTGAATAAAGTTCCAGCGAATAACAACGTAAATCCACAAGAGCAAATACATAACCAACAAGAAAAACCAATAACTATATTGTCAAATAAAAATGAAGCTCAGCACAAAAATGACACCCTCAATTTAATTAACCAATTTATTAACCCACCACTATCAATAGCTATTGAAGAATTTGATAAGCTTGCCCATGATGAACAAAATCGACTGTTGCGTTCGCTGTTAATTAAAGAAAAGATAATTAATCAAGAGGATAAGGCGATACCGACCCGGGAGCTTGCTAACGGCATTATTGATTATCTTAACCGTTATGATTATAGCAAAGATAAGATAGCGGAGCTCGCCAGGTTACTGTTAAAGCCTTTAGGAGAATATGGCGCTAGTAAAGGTGAAACTGCACCTTATGCACGTCAGCAGGCAGCTATTACCAACTGGCTGCAATACGCAATTTTTGGTATGCCTATTGATAACTGGCTGCTAGCACAGATAAAAAAATATCAACCACAGCAGAATGCCTTTATTCAAGCGGCCACCATCACCGATAAATTGCAACAAATGATAATGGGAGGTATTCCATCAGATAGCTGGCGTTTAATGCAGACAGAACAGATTAAATCATCCGAGAATTTTTTGTTACGCCATCAAGATCTGAAAAATGATCACCACAATCATATCGAATTAACTTTGCCCTATGCAGAAATTCGTGATTATTATCAACAACGGATTTTAAATCGCATTCTGCCAACACTGACATTGCAACCAAAAACCCCAGATGAAAGGCAACGGCTGCAAAAGATGGTGTTAAATGAACCCGAATGGGGCTACTTACATGCAGGTGCCGGATTACTGAGTGAAAGTGGTGCGGATTTAAATAACATGAGTCTGGATGAAATTATCGATATCGGTATGTGGCTTGAAACCTCAATATCTAAGGAAACCGTACCGGCTACCTATGTTCACTATTTCAAATTACCGGCCATGATCCATGATGTATTAACAAATGCTGATCAAGCGAGAGTGGCTGAGAGTGATAAAAAAGCGATGGCCTCAGTTTATCACGCTTATTTTGACCATTTAACCCAGCACCATAACAATAATAATCCATTTATCCAACTCAGTAATTTATCACAAAATTGGCATAGCCGGCCAGCTCTGGCCCGCCAGCAACTAAAAGAAAATGATATTGATGAAAGTTGGTTAAATAACTATCTGTATAAAAATAGTGCGGTGGAATATCAAAACAGACAAGGTCAGACGGTATTATTACCCAATATCGACACTATTTTTAACCAACAGAATCAAAAAATTGCCGATTTTGCACAACAAACAGAACTGGCATTATTACCTCAGGTTTTTAACTCGCTTACAGAAGCAGAACAGCAATTTATTGAAAGTGCAAAAATTGAACTGGTAAAAGCCGAATTTAATGCCCTCGGCAGTATTCGAGGCGTTTCATTGTCGCCATCATCCAGGGATGGGATAATGGCTTCGGGTGTATTTATTACACCCGTTCCCGATTCGATTGATATGCTTAAATGTACCTTTAACGGCGAAGAACGGATCTATGCATTACAAAAACAACCGAATACAAAAATAGGACGCTATAAACTCTCTCGGGTCGATAATAATAAAAATGACATCCTCGACCTGTTTCCTCATGAGCCGGAAATTCGCACTGACAATGAGTATCAATTAAAGTTTCATTCCGCATCTTTGCTAAAAAAAACCGCTGAAAAACCGCAAGTTTTAATTGACCAACTAGCGACATTACATCGCGACAAATTAGTTAATAAACTCCAACAAGAAGGTTATCAGGAAACCGCCCGCCAAAGAGGCGATGCTTTTTTCTTGAGTCTTATTCCTTTCTACACGGTAATTACTGAAGCTCAACAAGGGAATACTGACAAAGCTGTTCAAGCAGGGCTATGGGATATGGCCGGTTTTTTGTCTTTTATTGGCTTAACGGTATATATTGGCGGACGATTTAGTATAGCCACGGGAGAAGCTGCCCTTAACGGACTGCAAACCGCATTAAAGCAGGCTACATTCCGCCAGGCATTAAGCGAAGGAGGCAAACAATTAGTCAAATCTGGCATTCCTCATGTAGCAAATATCCTGCCTCCCAATGTGGTAGCTAAATTAGGCACCGCTTTTCTGCGCAGCGTCGATCCGGGATTTGAATTGCTGACATCCGGCGGAATAAAAGGGATTAATGCGTTAAAAAAAGCTGCGAGTCAGTCAAAAATAGAAATCAGTGGATTAAATAAACTAATAAAAGCACTCGAAAAAAAGGCCTCTGATTTTCCGGCTGCGCCAATTGAGAAAATTAATATAGAAACCGCTTATCGACCTGATCTGGCAAAAGAGGTTTCGGTTATTAACATCGGTCATGAACGGGGCAATGCGATTTATGTACAGGTAAATCCGGCAACTGGCGAGCCATTTGGCCGAAAATATCTGCGGGATGCCGCCGGTAATCTTGAGTTAGCGCCAGTTCCAATCGGTGAGCGTCTTTATCATCTCAGAACTCAGGGGTTGGGCGGACTGGGATATAAAATGGCTGAGAGAGTTTGGGGAGAGCAAGACCAAATGGGAGATTCATTAACGAGGATCTCCCTTTATAGGCTAAAAAATTTATTAACACAACAAGGACAAAATATTAATTTAATGAGGAAGAACTTAAGTAAGATAAATTTCACTAAACTTAACAAGAGAAAAATCATTTTTTCTGACGCTATGCTAACACAAAGTAACCTATCTGAATCAAACTTAAGTAATTTTAACTTGAATAGGGCTAACTTGAGTGAAGCTAATCTAGATAAAGCTAATCTCACTGAAGCTAATTTATATGAAGCAAAGATAATAAATGCTACTTTAGTGAATACTTGTTTATTTCAGACTAATTTAAGTTTGGCTAACCTGAAAAATAGCGTTCTGAAGCAGGCTAATCTGGCTGAAGCTAACCTAGAATTAGCTAATTTAACTAATGCTAATCTAATTGAAGCAAATTTAAATCATGCTAATTTAAGCGCAGTAACTATTCGTGGTGCTAATTTCACTGGCGCCAATCTGGACAACACAATTGATACTTTCTCTCTTAATCTCCCATTTAACAATTATTTCAATTCTAGAGTTCATATGAATTATATGGATATACTAGATCTTGAGCTTAATCATTTTAATAATAGTGGAAAAAGTGTTCTAACCGCTATTGATAGTATCGATAATCAATATAGTGCGCTAAAAACCAAATTGGCACTGCAATTAATTCAAGAAATTGATAATAGTACTTTTAATCTTGCTTCTGTCACATTACCGTTGTTAGATACTTTAGGAAAAATGCCCTTCATAAAAAATTCAGAAATTAATCAGTTTGTTAACAAACTAATTGATAAATATCTAGAAAACAATACATCACATCTACTCAGTAAATTGAAAACGCATCCGACAATAATTGATACTTTTATCAATTATTTTAACCAACACCCTCGGTTGATGGTTTCCGACGAATTGAATAGTGCCTTTATTCAAACCATACTAGCAGCCAGAATAAAAGGAACTGAGGGAATGAAAACTGCAGCGCAGCAGTTGTATAAAAAGTATCTGGATTTGCCCGCTATTCAGCAACAACTACAACATGCAGAAATTGAGGGCATTTTTGGTGACTATGCCGGCCATGCGGACTGGGCAGATAATCAAGCGGCAAATTATCTACTATTGTCTCCAACAAAACCCGGTAGAGTGTTAGTAATTACTGAAAATGATCTCAATCAAATGTTGCATCCTGAACTGGAAACAAAATGGAATAATATTTTTCTTTTTCAGGATGGCAAGAATTTAAGTCCAGCAGAATATAGTTTGCAACAGTGTTACAATCAAGAATTTCCCCTATTCTCTAATCCATTCTCGCATATTCATTATAAAACAGCATTTGATAAATTAATTACGACATTAAATTTAAGTGACCAACTTAAACCGTTATTCTTGGATGCCATTAAATCCAATGTATTTGCTACAAAACTGACAGATAATGCTAGTCAAAAAGCACTTAGCCAAACCTTTTCTCGTGTGCTTGATTTTGAACGGGGTTACACATTGAAAAATGAAAATTATGACCAGATTATTAATATCTACGAACTAACATCAAGTTCAAATAGAGAAAAAGCGGAACATCTCTTCTCGCTATCGGCGGTTTTTACTCGTTATTCCTCCAGTGCAATCTTTGGTACCGAATGGGATTCTCCTACGATGCTGCGATATTATGCTTATGCTTTACTAGAAAAAGCGCATAAACTTGATCCCAGCTTAATCGGTCAACATACATTTAATGATTGGGAAAATCGATTACTTGGTAAAAATGGCGCCTTCACTTGTAGCGCTCTGCTGGCTGATCAGATGATTGTTTATGCTAACGAGCACTGCAAGCCCATATTACAAAAAATTATCCCACCAGCTTGGCGATAAACGCTTCAAATAGAGTCGCTTAGGAATAAAATAAAATGGCATTGTTGAAAATAACAATAATGCCATATATTGATTGAATGGGACAAGTGAAGAAAATACCCTTGCCTATGCGTTAGCTGCCAGCCGTTGTAATATCAATATGCTAATACAGAGCCGATTAATATCCTTAACTCTAACGGACAATCGCGGATTTGAAATTGACCAGCAAAATATTGAATTAGATGACAGCGACGGGTAATTAGCCTTACGTAGTCGTCGTCGTAGCACAGATTTTCGTTTATCTCTAAATGTTAAATGTCTTATTACAATAAAACCATTGACGACAATATTCACATCATGGCCAAGGTAAGAATATCATGATGAAATGTCCTGTTTGCAGCCAGCCAGCCCGCGCTCGTAGTTCCCGCTATATTACCAACGAAACCAAAGAAAACTATAACCAGTGTCAAAATGTCTATTGCAGCACGATATTTGTTAGTCATGAAACAGTGGCGAGGTATATTATAAAACCGCAGTTGATTAATGCAGCAGCACCTAATCGGTAGCTAATCTGTAAGCAATATCATTCACACTCATAATAAAAGAGCCATACAACTATGGCTCTTTTAAGTACGATAGCTTAATTTTTCCAACAACCAGAGCTATCACTTTTATAAAATACAATGTCAGTATTCGCACCAAACTTATCACTTATTATCTGTTCTACTTTGTTGCAATATACTTGATCATTATAATAAACAGATACTGCTACTTTTTCGGGTTTTGATAATTTTATTCTGTCTAAAATATGTTGATCCTGCTCACTAATAGCCCAACCATAAATCACTAATTTTTTCCCAAGATCAGTAAGAACCTCACGATAGACAGTGTTTAAGTAATTACTGCTCTTTATGGCATTAATTTTTTGCGTAGCAGTTCCTTCGCTTACAAATAAGGGAACATAGTTTTCTGTTTTCCATTGCTTAAGTATTGACTTCAAAAGATTGTTATCTTCACCGCTTACAGTTATTTTATATTCTGATTCTATTTTATTCCGACAAAGCATTAAATTGCCATGTGGGTAGAAAACAAGCGTAGTGTTAGTTGAATTTCTTCTTAACGGCTCGCGAAAACGTCTCCAATCATCATCAAACCTTTTATTGATAAAACAGTCTTTTACTTCATACCCATCTTTTTTATCACGGCCATACATTACCGCCCAATATAATATCAAATCATAATTTAGAGATAGGACGGTATGAAACTGTTTAATAAAAGAGTAAATTGTCGATATTGTTTGCTCTGCTATCTCTTGGTAGTCAGGATGAATTTCCCTTACTACCTCAATTAAACAATCACGAATGTGTAAATATGCATCTCTAGTTTTATTATCACTAATACCCAGCGCTTGATTAATATTTGTTGCCTGCCATACAAGTCTTAATACTAATTCAAAATCTTTAGTTTTAAAAAAGGTAAACAATTTTTGTACATCAGCAGTCATAAGTTTTTTTTTGGCGTGTTTAAATAAAGAGATATATTCAAAACGAGTGTCAACTGCCCTACTAGCACCATTACCAATAAGCAATGCGCCATTTCCATCGACAAAATCTTGCGCTATTGCATTCCAATCAGAAATTTGATGTGACATATTTGCTCTTTTTATTTTTAAATTGTAATGAACATAGAAAAATACGATATGGACAAGAAAAAACATGTAATCACAGCCAGTTTCCCCTTGTCATTTTTGCTATAAAGACCATATGCAAAAAAGAATTCATTTAAACCCATACGGTCGTTACAACCGGTGCTGCCAATTTACTACCCTTTTGCTGCCATTTTTTGATTTTTAATGACAAGCTCCAAACGCAAAAAAGCAACCCTAAAGGTTGCTCTTTTTTCTGCTTAACTCGCTGATACTCAACGAATTTTTAATATGGTGCCCAGGGCGGGACTTGAACCCGCACAGCCTTAAGGCCGAGGGATTTTAAATTCATCTTTTTTTATTTAAATATTAATAGGTTAGCCTCAATTTTCACTATAAAAACTATTTTCATGATCTAATAAAATCAATGAGTTATCTAAGATGATAGGGTTGATATAGTGAAAAAACAATAAGGAATTTATATTTAAATAATACTGAAACAATTTAGCGAGCTTTATTTATAATTCGAGACTTTGACAATTCTTGATAATGTTTAATGATTGCTTCAATAGCATCAAATATTGGCTTAAATCCTTTGAAATCGATATTCCTGTTCTTATCACGAACTACTTTGGTGGAGAATATATGCTTGCTATACTCTGTTTCAGTGTTCTGATCATTAGCTTTATTAAAATATTTTCCATTAAGCGTTATGTTTAAAACCTCTGGCGAAAAAAGATCCTCCATAGAGGTTTCCCTCACTGACTCACTCAATGGTGTAAGAACTATATATAAATTGTGAGTTACGTGAATATATTTCATTCTTCTCATAGACTTCACGTCATTAGGGCAGTTTTCAACCTTGTTTTTTAGATGGTCAAGTAACTTGTTTGGACCTGAGTCATTATCAAGTATAATAATCACAGGATTTTTAGCATCAGTTCCATAATAAAGTTCATATTCATCCCTGTATCTCATAACAAATTTTTTAAGATTAGCAGTTCCACCTGACAAATCTAAAAAATAACTTGCCTTAGTATTAGACTTGCAGATATTAAGCTTAATCTTTTTGCCATTGTTAGTTTCTTCAATTAAATTAGGGTAGATAGCCGAAAGTGAATGCAAAGCTGTTGTTAAATAAATTCGGTCAGTTTTACCTTCTGTTAAAATTGTAGGAATAGTATTACCATGAAAATACTTATAGTAAATAAACTTGCTATAGGCCTTTTCCCTAGCATTTAGTCGCAAACGATAGCCATTTAATTTTTCTTGGACTTTTACGTATTTTTCAGGTTGTTTATTTTTTTTATTTTCAATATTATTAGATTTATCAATGAAATTAATAAAACTAAACATGCCTTCTAAACGAGCAAGGTTTCCGAGAATCATATTACCATTTTTATCAGGCAATTTATATTTTCCAGTACTGTAAAGTGTTTGCGCTAGCGCTCTGACTTTTTTGGCATAACGTCTATCTACATTAACAATCTGATTGACAGTCAGTCCTGTAACTTCCTGCCTAGATGATTTATAAGCAAGCCTTGTTTTAGCATCATTAACTTTAAATCCTGCCTTTGTAATTTCATTAACAAGTCGAGAGCCTAAAATTACACCTTCTAATTCAGGTATTGCTAACTCTTCAGGGAAAATCTTTTTATTGGTTGAGAAAGTAATATCATCCGCATATCGAGTATAAGTACAGCCTAACTCTTTAGCTAACTTTGCTAATCTCATATCCATAATATTACATATAAAATTAGTTATAACTGGTGAACAGGGACTCCCCTGCGGTAAAACTCCTTTATAACAAGCAGCCTGAGCCAGTGTTGTCGCAACAACCGGCGTTAACTTAAAATCTCTATTTGAAATAAAGTATCCTCTAACTCGACCAAAATTAAAACTTCCAAAAAAATCTCTCAAATCAAGATTAAGAATTATCCGTTTACCTTTATGCCTACTCGCATTGGAAATTATTGATTTATCTTTCTCAAAGCCAAATGAGAAATTATTTTTAATTTTTTTAGAGTTGAACAACTCTTGCCTACAATCTATCAGCAAATTAGCTATTCTACGCTGGAGGTCTTTTAATTTATCATTCGGAGCAGAAATAACTCTTATCCCTGTCCCTCTCTTAGGAATAGAGAATTGCTTATATTGGTTATCCGTTCCAACCTTATAAAGAATGTTAGTCAAAAAAATCACATTAACATTTAATAATTTTGCCAAATCACTACGAGATGATGCATTTTTCAACGCATCTATTTTTTTGGTATCCGTCATGTTAATTCTTCATCCTAGAAAAGAAAACGTATGTAGGTACTCTTTCGCGCAGCTTAATTACCGCATTGCCATTAGAACAATTCAAGGAAAGCGAGAGTTCCCGCCATTAAAATGACCGGTTGCGATACACAACCAACAAATCTACCTACATACGCAAGAATTACACTACCAGTCTAACCCCTTAATTTCCATCAATTTCTTAATATTTAATAAAATTTGTAATCCATTAAACCGCTAATTTCATTCATTTAACAATATTTAAATAAATTTAAAGCAATGATTTTAAAATACACCTATTTTTTAAAAAAAAGAAAACTATCCAATACAGTTTTCTTATAATTAATACTAACTAATTTTATCTATTCACTTTTCATTGGAACTTCTCTAGAAAAGACTGCTCCTTCATGCTCGGGTTTATTTTTTTCCTCCATATGAAGAGCTAAAGCAAGATACATAATTGAATTTCTGACTAGCTTCATTAGTGTCATTAATTCCATTTCAAATTCATTTTCTGTAATCATCATAGAATGACTTGAACATTTTTTTTGTTCGTATATTAGTTTTTCTATAATATTCAATTTGTCTTCAATTTTTTGTTTTTCTTTTTTTAGTATATCTAACTTGTGAGTGGAAAAATTTTTCCTATTATTAAGTTCAGATATTTCATTATTTACTTCATCTAACCGTTTCTTAAGATTTTCTTTCTTATATTTAATCTTTATAAGGTTATATTGTTTAATTTTTTTATCAGATTGTGTTAAGGTATAACCGAAATTATCAACAATCTTAAAAGAACGATGTTCTATAGCATTTCTAATTTCATAAAATGACTTAGTATCAGGATCAAGCCAGCGACTAACAGAGTCAGAATCCTGAACATCACGAATATCTTTAAGAACATAAAATAGTGCATGTATAAAAATATTCTTACTATCTTCTATTTTTTTATTTGGCTTCCAGCAACTACGGCTATTAAAATCTTTAAATACACTATTAATATTAATTTACTATCTTTTTCTATATTATTTAAATCAAAAAATCTATTCATAAAATAAGCAATTTATCAAAAATTGCATATAAATTTTTAAATGCACTTTTGTAATGTTGTGCTTTTAAATTAGTAATAGAATGTTACATATCATCCACATGATAATATGTATCGTTAAAAAAATGTTTTTGATCATTGGTCATATTTTTAGCAGAAAAAACTAAATAACGTGCATAGCAATAATCATCTTTTAATTCATCAAAATTACCATGATATGTAAGCTCTTCATACAATGATAAAGAATTATTTATACGAAAAGAAAACCCCGGCAATCCCAGACTATCATTATAACAAATATCATATGCACAATTATCATTTAAATCATTTATAAATAATCCATTATCACCACACCATTGCCAATAATCACGCATCCTTTTTTTCTTTGTTTTTTTATCAAATAGCTCTAAATTATCAAATTCTTTTATATTGAAATTATTTTCAAACCATTTTTTGAATTCTAAAAATTTTTGATCTGTTTCAGGATAAATGCCTTCTAATTTTGGACAAAAGCATGTAAGATATAAATTAATCAATTTATATGCATTAAAATAATGGCACTCCTTCTGGATAGTATCATAAATACAATTAGCAAGAAAAATTTCATGTCGTGCTTTAGATATGATAGCCACATGGTTTTGAGTACGTTTATAAGCACTATTCCATAAAGGAATACAACAAAAAACCCGCCCTTGTGCTCTTAAAACAATACCAAGATTTGTTTCAATACAGCTATATAGGTAATTTTCTTTATCAGTTAAAAATTTTATTTGATTTATAGCATATAGTGCCCGCCTAAAGGATATAACAGATCGACTTAAATCGTTAGAAAACCACTCCGAATTATTTTTGTTATAGAACACTTGATAGCAATTACCTAATACATAGAAAAATTGAGCTTCATCCAACAAACTTGCAAATCTATATTCAATATCAAAATGTGATCTTATAAAAGATTGAAGCTTTTCATGATTACGCGACTCCAAAATCTCATCAGCTTCTTCAGATATTTTGTGAATAAAATTTGAATCTAAAACAGGTGGTTGCATACATAAATCCATTAATTTCAGTGCATAAAATTAATTTTCAAGAACAAATATTTTACCACTTTTACATAATAAACATTGTTATCAATATGTAAAATTATATTTTCCTAAAATAGTATAAATTTAACTCTAAATTGAATTAGTAGTTTTACCTTCAACCTATCTAACTGAGTTACTTTCTTATGCCATGATGTCTCATGATGAATAAAATCACTACAGGATAATCTAAATATTAGAAATTATATCGACAAACAATCATGGCCGTTCAAAAATCGTGTAAAAACAAGAAGATGTTAGTTTTTTTAAAGCAAATTGGAGGTACACTATCAGAACTAGTGATAAAAATAAAATAATCTATAAAATGAAAAAAATACTCTTAATGCTAATTATTATGATCTTTCATTTTTGTAATAGGAATGGAAAAAAGTTATATATGCACAGCTTATGATGATAATGCTAATATGCTTCCACAAAATATCTTCATACATTTAACAGATGAAGGTGAAGAATATAGAGCTAATGTTAACTATGCACTGGGAGATGAAAAAAGGAATACACAAGATAGAGCAACGGTATTTATAGGGTTTAAAAAAGATGAAAGTATTCCTTTGGAAAAAGGCGGTGAAATAAAAACAATAAATTATTATTTTCCTGATAACAATAAAAACAATTCGCAAATATTGGTAGTTCAAGTTTATAAAGATGAACAATCCATCATTTTTGCTGATCTATTAGATGAGTTTATTTCAACAAAATATCGTTTTATGTGTAATGATGTCTAAATTATTAAAAATATTGTCATTGATAATTAACATTTATAACAAATAATTCATTATGTAATTTTTCCTCTGAAATTTACACCACACCGAACACGCTGGCATCTCCCCTCTGACATAACCAGATTATATTCCTCTCCTGTTAGCTATCATGGTAAATGAATTTACTGTAGCATAACCTAAAAACATCATTTAATAATCGTCATTGACGAGGTAATATATCGTGCGCTATAGTTCCACAAAGGTGCTCAAAACACCTTAGTAAGCGGTCTCCACACCCGAAAGATTGTGGTTTTTTTATATCCATATAATTTTGATATGGTCGGGCGTGCGGCTAATACAATACCTGAAAGGGAAATATGCCCGCCGACTTACTACGGTTTTGAGCGCCTGACCACCCTAAAATGGGTAATTCAAAAATATAGTAAGGATATAAAATGAATAATCAACTTTCTTTATCTTATCCAGAAGTCATCATCCACAACGATAAAGTTGTAACAACATCTATGGCTATAGCCGATTATTTTCAAAAAGCACATGATAATGTACTCAAAAAAATACGTTCAGTTATTGCTGATTGTGACTATGATTATCATGTCGTTAATTTTAACGAGATGTTCCTAGATGTGGAAGTTGCAAAAGGCGCAAAAAGAAAAAGCCCATATTATCAACTAACTCGTGATGGTTTTGTGCTAATCGCTATGGGGTTTACAGGAAAGAAAGCGCTACAATGGAAAATAAACTACATCAATGCGTTCAACCGCATGGAAACCGAACTTAACAAAAAATCACAAAACAACCTTAACTTTAAGGCAATAGTTTCTGTCGAGAACGGCAATGTTGTCAACGTTAAGGAATTACATGATGATGAATTTGTAACAACCATAGACTCAATAGCGTTTATTGCCAAGAAATCAGGTTATATTTTTATGCATTCAGATGAGATTATAGAAAAGTTGGCTAAATGAAATATATTCGAAAGATAAGTTAAACAAAAAACCAAGAATCAATTAGGTATAATCATATTCCCTCTAGACAGAGTTTTGGAGGAGTTATGAAAAATAATCTCTCTCAACTTCAAGTGGATGGAGGTATAAGTTCAAATCCTTTCATATCAACCTGGATTTAACAAAAAACCAATCGTAACTGATTGGTTTTTTTGTGCCTAAATTCACCAGTTGTAAAATGCCCAATAATTATTTCTGGTTTTCCTATTCTTCGATTAATTGAATGTACCAAGGACTTCATATAACTCAATTTTCAAAATTTATAATCAATTAAAATAATTATTTTAATTATGCGCTAAATCAAAAAACATTTAATCATTTGCTGCGTAAATATATCACCATTTATCTATCTACTATAATTTTTTCCCTTGGCTAACAGGGAGTTTTTGAGAGGAATGTATGAAAATTTTTATTTTAGTTATAGCGATATTAACTGGTATGAAAGCGAGCGCAAGCGAAAGTGTTGGATGGGTAGCATCAGATCCTAATAATATCTATATTATGGATAACATTGTATTAGCTCAAATTCAGAGTGACGACAAAGGAAAGGGCTTTCTCTTCTTTCCGCTTGACTCTATTGCAGTAGGGTATTCATGTCCAACAGAAAATGATATCGAACAAGTATATGTGAAATTAAATGGGGTGATGGAAATATGGGGAACTAAATGTGTCGATGCCAAAGATTTTACCGGATATAGAAAGGGTCGGGTAGCCTCAAGACAAATGTATGCCGTATTAGATCCTGAAAATATTGTTGAATCACTTAAAAAAGATAAACCTGTCAAAATTGAAATACGAGGTAAAACGTACACAATATCAACAAAAGGTTTTAATGAGGCTTACGAATTATTGAAATGAGATGTCCACAATGAAATTTATAAAAAATTTATTCAATTTTTCTGCATCAAAATATGATGAAATTACATTAATTAAATTTAGCGATTGGTTAAAAATATATTATGAAAATGAAAAAAAGCCATTAATTCAATCTAGAATGGCAACAGCACTTATTGTTAACGGAATTAACATATTAGATAAATTTGATGAAGAATATTCTATTTTATATTATTTAATGAAAAATAAAAAAATTACATCTAAAAAATTATTTGATTTCATAATTTTAAAATGCTTAAGAGATGGAGATATAGTATATGATGAATTGCAGTATCGACCAGCAAGAGAAGCATTAGCAATGATGATTGGTGATATTTATGAAAATGACAAAAATTTACTTTTTTATATCTCACATGTTAAAAAATAAATTATGTTAATATCTATTTAAATTTTATCTTCCTATTTCTGCTGCAACACAGAATTAGGTGGCATCTCTACCCTGACATCAAGCCATGTCGACATCGGAATATCAACTTGTTCACCGTCAGCATAATAAACCGGTTTGCCTTCAATAATATCTTTAACTCGCCAGTTTTGGAAATCATCTGGTAAATGCGAGTGCTGCCTTTGAAATGTTTGTATTTCAATATTGCCATCAGATAATACTTTATCTTTGATATAAATAAGTTCTAGGCCGTTACTATTTTTAGGCACAGATATGCCGGCGTTTATGCCCCACGCACCGTCTGCGTTATAACCCATGACGCCTGTGATGAAATAAGATCCGACTCCAACTCGTTGAACATTGACGCCTTCTGATTCACCGTTGGTTTCAAAGCTGCCGTCAGGATGAATTTTAACTATTGGCGATGCTCTTTTTAAAAACCCATTTGCATCAAACGTTGTATTTGTATTAGTTAATATGTCAAACCATTTTGACCATGTTTTATTATCGCCATTTCTGACTCTATATTTAATCTTATTATTTGAATATCCACCAACAAGTTGGCATTTATATTCACCTCTTCCCCAGCACAAACCTGGCCCCACAATACCAGGGCCATCAGGAATGCCGGTTGTGTAGCCAAACGCGATACTATTTACAGGCCAGCTGTCATAGTTTCGTAAACCACCTTTGACATTTTCATGTATTGTTCTTGATATGTCAGCATCAAAACTTTCATGTTTTAATGCCACCATACCGTTTTTGCCATAAGGTATGTCGATTTTACCTCGATTTTCATTATTTGACGTTCTATACAGCATGTAAGCTTGAGAACTTCCAGGGCCATGCTCAATGTAGAATCGGCTATTATCTTCAGTTTTATTTAAGATAATAGAAGCATAATTTGCCTGTGATAATATTTGACCTGCAGTAAAAATTTCATTCGAAGTTTTTCTCGCAAAAGTATCAGTGTTAGCTTTTTGACTCATCACTTTGTCAGTAGCGCTACCAATTGCTTGCACAACACTGTTTTTATCAAATTTATCACCCACAGTTTTGCCTGTTTTTTTGATAAGTTCTTGCAGTGCTTTAATCGACTCTAATTTAACTGCCTTACCACTTGGTAACGTAATTTCAACCACGCCAGTCTCTGTCAGCCATGTGTCCATATTTTGCAGAAAATAATTAATATAGGCATTCGCGGCGACCAAGGCACGTGCGGCGTCACTATTGTTATTGGGTTCAGTAAGATTAATGGTGTAGGTGGTATTTGTTGCACTAAATGTTGCGGTTTCGGCTAAAACTAATTCATTGTCACTGTTAACCGCTTTGATCATGTAGGGATAATTAATATTGTTATGTTTTATAAGTATTAACATGCCAATCGAAACAACCGGATTATTACTATTCCATTTGGTGCCAGTACCGCTAACAATAGCTGATCCTGACACTATTGTGACTGTGCCAGTGTTATATATCATAAGTTTTCCTAAAATTTTGTCATAAAAAAACGACTTATAATAAGTCGTTATTGAATATTTAAGGGGGGTTAGTGACTGCAACGAATTTCATCAAAAGCAGCAGGATCGAACCATCCCATCATGCCCAGAAAAGGTTTGCCAGGGCTATAATATTGATTATTAATTACATCATATTTAATTAATCTGACTGCTTCGCTCTTTTTGACTGATTGAATATGAATGATGCCGGCACAATCTACTTTTTTGACTTGCCAATTAATACCATTACAACCAGCTAATACTGTTATAAATAAAATTAAGAATGATTTTGTCATATTTAATAATTTGTCACATCAATAATAATAATTGAAAGCGGAAATTCTTTCGCGGTATAAGTCCGTTCATCGCCATCTTTGAACCACCACGATCCAGCCAGGTAACTTATTTCTATTTTGCTGCCGGTCGTTCTAAAATAGTGTGAATAACCTTCCATTTCATCATTAACTGCATTGTATTGATCGCGCCCGCCACCAAAAGCTATAGCATAGGTTTTACCCGCCGGCACATTATAAGACCAATATTCGGTAAAAGATAAATTAAAAACATCAATTATCCGACAAATTGCCCAACTGCTTTTAAATATATTTACGCCGGCTTGATTTCTAACCACTATTTCATAAGATGAAGGAAACCAGTCTATTTTCTGTGTGCCAAATCCATAAAGTACACAATTACCAGAACCTTGATCAAGAGGTTGCCAAATCCCTTTATTGCCTCTTTTTATCCAGGTTGATGAAGTGTAGGCAAAAAATGAAATATCATTACTCCAGTCAGCATTAAAGCGGTTATAGGCTCCCGTTTCACCCCATGCACTACTGCCTTCGTTTCCGCCTTTTAAATGAATACTACTTTTAACCCCTAGACTCATATTCTCATAACTATTATCTATCTGTAAGACACCATGTTGACCATAAATCTTTAATCCGTAGGTCATTATCGGACTCCATAAAAGATATCAACCGGCCCCAAGCCAGGGGCTCCCGATCCACCTTTAGTTACCATTAGATCAACACGTAAAGCCGTGCCAGAAATAGTAACCGAACCTCGCCCCTCCAAACTCCAAAATTCCCAGTCTCGCATCCAGTAAAAAAGCTGACCTAAACCCGCCAGTTCCGGATGATTGAAAGTATTTTGATAATGTTGTCCTAATTTTAGTTGGATGCGATGATAACCTACAATTCTTCCTAACCTGTCTGTTAATGAGATAATTTCTCTTCCTTGCTGATCATAGGTTTTTAAGCCATAACTCATTGAATACCCTCCAGATAACCGAATACCGCTCTAACTACATTTTTATTGTCTCTGGCTACAAGACGATTATTATCTTGTGTCATACTGCCTTTACCTGCAACATTGCCATAAAATTCAAGTGTGCCACCCGCAAAATTAATCCGCATTCCGGTTTTAGTGATTGGATCATAATTAGGTGAACGAATATCAGATTTAATAATGGCATTAGTAATAGAAGCAGTAGAAATAAAAGCCGAATTAAAAAACACCTGGCCATTTTGGACGGCAAAGACTGGCTCCAACTTGCCGCTACTTGGGTTGTAAACAATAAAGGTTTGAGCACTAAAGCCGATTTGCGTAGTTACTTTGCCATTTTTAAGCTCAGCACCGATCACCATGCCTGCATCATATGAAACTCCGTCATAAACAATCTTAACCAGGTTAGTAAAAGTAGCCGAAGCTTCGCCTTTCTTTAGATCATATTTAGCCTGCAAGGCGTTTTGCGCCGCTGCCCACGAATCATCAGCCGTGACTCTGACCTGATCTAACTTTTCAGCTAATGCGGTCGTTTCGGTCACTACGTAATTGCGAACTTCAATAATTTCGGCCTTCATTTTGCCGTTTTCACGCATGTAGTGCTGAAAAATACCATTTAAGCCTTTAGCATTCTCCAATATCGCTTCGCTATTACCGTTTATCCCTTCCCTTAAGCGCTTGATAGACTCACTGTCGGCAATTTTGTCTGAGATTTCATCAATAATAGTGCTAGCATCAAATTCCGCTTCACCACGAATAAACTCTGTCCAGGGCGATTGATTGCCCGATTTATCAACCAGACGGTCACGAAAATAGAAAATTACACCCGCGGCTAATCCTGACATTTGATAGGTTTTTAGTGGATAGGGAACATCAGCCAACAGCATTAGATTGTCAGCATCTTTGCTTTTGCTGTATTGGATTTCTGTTTTTAGGCTATCTTCGGTATTTTGGGCAAATTGCCTATCTAATTTAATACCAAATACCAGTGTAGATGCACGAAAATTGATCGGAGGCGGTGGGTCACCAATTTTGCCCTGCAATTCTGTCTCCGGCGCATTGGCCCATATCGATGAGATATTAGAGGAATTAATCGCCCGCACCCGCACCTGATAACGGCCGGCATAAATTCCCTCAACTTCAAAGCCTAATGTCGAAGTGCGTGCAACAGATACCCAATTATTATTGCCCCTTCGCCATTCAGCTTCATAAGCAATGGCATATTCGGCCGCATCCCAGTCGGCTCTTAGTGTGGTGATAGCAATGCCTTGATTGATTTGTGAATAAGCAGTGATGCGTACCGCTTTTGGCGGTGGCTGAACACCGGGTGGAATAACAGTGATAGGTCTTTCGTCGATCCTGGCTCCAGCATCAATATGTTCATATTTGTCTGGATTATGCACAGTGCCGGTAATGGTGTAGCTATGATCGCCGTTATCGCTAATATTAATTACCCGATAAAGTTGAATTGCCAGATCAGGCGCATCCACTGACCAGACCGCATTTTTTGCTATCGGTTGGGAATAAGCCGTGGTGACAGTGACTTTTTTTCCATTAACTGTTTGTACCGTTCTAGCTTCTGATTTGCCATTCGCTAAATTAATAATTAACCGATCACCGGCTTTTACATCCGCTGGCCGGTCTAAAGTGACTTTGCGGTTATCAACCGCTGACACTCGGCCACCGATAATACGCCCGGCCAGGTTAGCGTCAGCGACGCCGATAATCTGGCCGGGTGAAGGGACAACCCCCTCCAAACCCGTTGGAAAAGTGATCATGCGATCATTCGCATTGGTCAATAACAGCCAACGACCACGGCGATTAGCCTCTGACTGTCTAGTGCAGCCAATGGCTGATATGTCCACTTTACGGACACCATATCGACGTTGCAATTTACTGTCAGATACGGCTTCAATCGCATCATGACTATGATTATTGGCGTCAGAATAGGAAATTAAAACCTGCGTATAACGATTCTGTTGGCTGCCGCCAGAATATTCAGGCTTACCACCGACGATATTGGCATGGGTAAAAACCCTAATTACCGCCGCTGGCATATCAGCGACCACTTTAACCGCATTATCCGCCCAGTATGTCATACCACGAAAAATGCCCGCGATATCGTGTAATACTTGATAAGCCGACTCTTGCGATTGAATATAAATATCACATAAAAAACGTGGCTCTTTACCTTCGCCGCCATAGCCATCCGGCACTAACTGATCACAATACTGAGCAATCAGATATAAATCCCATTTATCAATTTGACTGGCATTAATTCGATCACCACAGCCATAACGGTTATTTAATACTAAATCATAAAAAATCCAAGCCGGATTATTCGAAGCGGCCATTTTAAAGGTGCCATCCCAAACGCCGGAATAACTTCGATTAATTGGATCATAATTGGTTGGAATTTTTACTAATAAGCCAGCTCTAGGGCGCAGGCTTATTTTGGGAATTCGGTTATTAAATTGTCTGGCATTAAAAGTAATAAATAACAGCGCCGTGTTAGGGTATCTCAGTTTGGCATCGATGACTTCAGTTATCGCAGCAATAAAAAGCCGATCGGCAATTCGCGCGGTATTTTTATTGGCCGTCAAGCGCCGAATGCGTAATTGCCATCCGGTTTTAGCTGTTGGCAAATCAATACGATGGGTGCGCTGGTATTCGCTGGTCGTTTTACCATCAAAGGATGAGCGCAATAACTCTTTATAACCTGTGCCATCAGTCGATAGATCGATGGCATAATCAATGCGATAACCTGAAGTGTCGCCGTTATCGTGTTGTTGCAGCAATTGCGGTAGCGAAAAACGGATCCGAATAGCGGATAATTGCGTATTGCTTATCGCCCTGACATAGGGTGTTTCATCCTTAAGTTCCATGTCAATGCCAATTTCATTATCAACCGAAGGGATCCCCTTGATATATTCCTGCTGTTCACTACCTGGCCGGAACTCCCAGCTAACGCCGGCAAAATTTTTTGTTCCATCTGCATTAGCCAGCGGAGTGGCATCTAAAAAAATACGCGTTGCATCTAATCCACCCGCAATCTCACCTTCTGAAATAGCCAACAGAATTTTTGCTGTTGATTCCGATAATAGGCTATCTGGGGACTCAACCAGAGTATGACCGCCTCCATCACCTCCTTTAGCGCCATAAATTATCTTTGCCATTCATCACCCATAAAAAAAGCCGCCAGCGGCGACTTAATTAGATTTATTACGCTTATTTTTGATCTTCGGTGTAAATACCGGCGGAAATAATCGCTCCACCGATCTCTTTTCTGTCCAAGGTATAAAGTAATGGCACTGGATTACCTTGAGCGGTGGTATTTACTGCACCACCAAAAGCATATGAGGGCTTATTATCCGCCTCTTGACGAATTGCGGGGCCTTGCGGTTGAGGTGATAATAGTTGCACTACACCACCTAAGGCCATTGAAACCCCGCCGGCCATTAACGCACCAGCAACCGTAGAAGACATGGCTAAAAATGCTGGATTCCAGACCGCTAGCCCAATCATGGCTACCCCTAGCATGGTTTGAAAAAAACCACCTCGTTTACTGCCCTTTATTATCGGTGCTATACGAATATCCTCTATGGTATTCAAGTGAAATTCCTGTTTAACCATATTTTGCTTACCTTTAAAGATGGCAAACTCAATACCGGTTAAATGGGCATCAGCCAAATAGCGCTCAAAACCGTGGTACAGCACCGACAAGGCTTTAATTGCTTCTTTTGGTGAACTAATCGCTAATTGATGAACACGGCCAAACCTGACTCCCAGTTGTCCATACAGGCGGACTGTTTTAAGTTCATTCATAATAATTCTTCCCTGCGCACAATTTTCACGGTTCTGTCGCGCCAATAATCACTATAGGGAATAATTCGGCTCAACTGGCCATATAAATGGTGTAACAGCATGCCATTTTCCAGCAAAATACCGGCATGATTAGCCACATTGGCCTGGATCTGCATAATTACCATATCCCCGTCTTTGGCCGCCCCGTCAAATTCGACAAATCCGGCTTGTTGCCAGTTATCCATATAGCGATTTTCGCCTTGTTCCCACCAGTGGCGATCAACACTGTAATTATGTAGCTGAATAGCGTGTTTTTGCCGATAATAATCCATCACTAATGTCCAACAATCGGCATAACCCAAAACAAATGGACGCCCAGTTAACTGACGCTCACCTCTTGGTTGTATGAACCGTAAATCCCCCTCTGCCCATGAGATAATGATCCAGTGGAAACCATTAGCATCACATTGCAGACAATCAATTTCACTGGGTTGAGTTGTTACCCCTTCCCCACAGTGGCTATGGACAATCGCGATAGGTGTGCCCCAATCTTCGGCGTTGGCATAATCTGCTGGCGATAAGGTAAAATGTTCGCTTGGCTGGCTAGCGAGATTATGGCAGGGGAAATACTTTTTTACTCGGCTTTTTTGGCAAATAACCCCGCAGGCTTCATTGGGATATTGCTGTTTAACATGGGCAAATAACGCTTGCTTGATTTTTTCTGTTATCATCGTATTAACCCTGCTGCTGGAAAGCCACCAAAATCTAATGGTTGGTTTTCGCCAAATCGTTTTTTGCAATCACTCATCATACCGCCGCAAACATCCAAGGCCGGATCGGCAACAATGTTGCCTTTTTCATCAAAATAACGCTGACCATTGTAAGCACAGCCATTACCACTTCGATACCAGCCACGCATACACCAATAGCACAGATTGTGTATCTGACGCATTGGCAACATAACACCCTGTAAATCAAAAGGGCTGGATAATTCAAATTCAATCATGCCGCCGGCTATTTCACGGCTTTTACGATCAATATAGAAAACCTGCTTAAAGCATTCATCCAAGTTGGCGGCAGGATTGCCAGCCGGAAAATTTTTGCTATCCAGATAATGGGAAAAGGTCTCAAAAATTGTCACTTTGGCCTGCACCATATCGGCAAACTGCAAACAGAGTGACGAGATCAGACTATCAATATTACTCACACTTAATGTTGGCCTGGCCGGGCTACCATCGCTACTTTTTGTTAACCCGGTTATCTCATATGGCCAGGCACCGTATTCATTACCCTGCCACCATATGGGTTTCGGTTTTAATTGACCCTCTGCAGTGTTAATTTCTTCTGCAGTATGGGGAATATTGTAAGCATGAAAGCGTAATATTGGACCATCGAAAATACTGGCATCCACTTCCACTAGTTGGATCTTTTCGCCTGGCTCCAATTGTTGTACATCAGATAGAATATTCATGCGCAAAAAGACTCTTCAAAAATAGCGGATATTTTCATTACCTGACGCGCTAGTGGGGTCATGCTGATTGAGTCCGCATTGACCCGGTAGAGTCCTTTATCACCAAACGGCGGCATCCAAATAAATGATTTAAAGGTGTGGCGGCGGATAAAATAAAATATCGGCATCACTTGCTCTTTTTTGCCTAAATATATAAATGCCCATGATTGTGTTTCTGGATTAATGCCATTAGCAGCAACCTGACTGTAACCATCACCAAATTCGACTTTTTTAATCCGATGTGAAAATTCTCCCGCCGGTTGATGTTGAATCTGTGTTTGCCATTTGAATTCTTCCATCGCCATATCTATTTGTACCTATAAAAGAAAAACCCGCGCAAGGCGGGTTTTAGGGAAATTATTTAATTTCAATAACAGCTTATTTTTTTGAATGAGTCTTTATCATTCTATTGATGATTTTTATTGCGAGCCGTGCCTATTTTATATGCTCGACTGAAAAATAATCTAGTTTTATAAAGCATTTCTCTTTAACAGGAAAAACCAACAAAAAACATATAAAACAATTATATGACAAGAGTACAGCTCATCGCGCAATACGGCCAGTAGCTGATTTGTAAACTGTTGATTTTTCGCGTTTAGCAATTGCTATCACCCATATCACAATTTCTTCGTCTATCACCTGGTAGACCAGGCGGTAGCCCGATGAATGGAGTTTTATTTTAAAGCATCCCGCTAATTCACCATGTAATCGGGCTGATTCGATATAGGGATTATCTTGTAACTTCCTTAACTTCTTTTTAAACTGCTCGCGAATATTTATATCCAACTTTTGCCATTCTTTTAGCGCACGTTCATCAAATTCTATACTAAATTTCAT